TGCATACCTACCATAAGGTCTACAATTCCGTACATTCTATTCTTTGCCACCTCAATAACGTTTCCGTAGCCTTGAAAGCGTTGTATCTCGCTTTGCCCGAAGTATTCAGCACCAGCACGGAAAAAGTCGTTATTTACACGGTGGCAAATAAATATATTATCCACAGCATTCATTAAATCACCGCTTCCGCTAATATCGTTCTTTCTAAGAAAACTCATTGTTTTCCTTGGGTGTGCAACCAATATAATGTGTGCTTGGTTCTTTTTCGCAAAATCCTTAATTTGCAAAATCAACTCTTTCTGCTTGTTGTTTTTGTCACCCTCAAGTAAATCAATATTCATGGAAAACAAGTTGTCAAGCATGAATATACGGCAACCAACCTTTAATAGTTCGCTCATATCGTGGAATATTTCTTGCCATGTATTGCCGTATTCATTATTGAATAGAAAAAACTTTCCATCGAGCCAAGTATCTATTCTTTCTGCTACATTGTTCGGAACGTAATATTTTCCGTCACCATAATTTGATGGCTTTAGATTATTTTTCCCAGCAGCAACCATTTGCACCCATGCCTTCAAAATATCCGCACGTAATTCTCCCGACCATAAAGCACATTTCCAACCTTGCTGAATGATATTGAGTGATAACGTATTTAGCCATGACGATTTACCGCTACTATTAGAACCACTAAGCAAAGTAACCTCCGACATATTAAGCCCAACTATATTTCTATCCAATTCTACAAAACCAGTCTTAACACATTCTATTTGCGAAAGGTCAATTTTTTGTATATCGGACATACACAACCATTTCTTACCCAATTCTGGCAATTCCTCTTTTATATTGTATTTTGGTTGTGGAACGTATTGCCTTTGTTGATACATTGGTTGAGGAGCATACTGTTGTCTTTGTGTATTTTCGTTATCGTATGCGTGTGGGTCGAAGTGCAAACGAAATGCCCTCCAATCGTATTGAGAACAAGAATTATGATAACACTTGAAAGCAATTGCACCATTCGGCATTTCAAACAATGCTGAATCTGGTGCTTTGTGTCCTTCGTCAAACGGACATTGTGCAAGAACATACTTTGTGCCACCACCACTAATAGGAACTTCTTTTGCAACTTGTATTCCGTGTTTTTGAATAAACTCGCGCAAATTAAATTCCTCGTGGTTTCCACCTACATTGTTGTAACGCCTAATAGGTTGTTCAACCTTTATTTTATATTTTTCATTGAAAGCATTTATTTGGTCTATACCCATTCTTACGATTTCCTTTGGTACAGACAATATCTTTGCCATGCGGTGAGGGCGTTCTTCAGAGGAACGACCTTTGCGCCCGAACGTACCAGATAATCTCAATATCCTATTTGCGTCGTGCAATACCGTATCTATCTTTACGCTTTCGTCTGTGAAGTTGTTTGCAAGAATTTCAAGAAATGCCTTTATACAATCCTCGCTTTCTTGCGTATTATCCATGTCAATAGGATAAAGAATATGATAACCGCTTGATGAATCACAAACTACTGGCGTACTAAATCCATTATTACGCAGGAAAATAAATACTTCTTGTGCCTTTTTGTGCGCTTTTGCTTTTTCCGTATCGGTTGAACTAACACCGCTTGGACGTTCACAATCCACATCAATAGGCAACCACCAGCGATGTTCAATATCTTGCTTGCTTGTAGCAGTACCTTTTACTTGCTTAAAGCAATTAAATTGGTCACGACTTGAACACGCTTTCTTTACCTCGTTGATTGAATAGTATATATTGGCATTATCGAACGGTTCAAGTGCCTTTATAGCAGTATCTACATCGTAGAAATATCCTGACCAAGTTCTATCACCTAATATGCGTATTTCAAACAATTCGTCTGGCCGCTTGAATATACTGTGCCAACGTCTTATTTCTTCTTTATCCATTTTTAACTAAACAATGATAATTGTGTATTCTTTTGTTCCTTTCCAAGTATGAAATCGCAGATAAAGTTGCGGGCATAGTCGGGACTGATGAGCGACCTGTCTTCCGAACATAGACCGCCGTGTGCGCCTGGCTTACCGCTTGCGATTTTCTTGTGAATCTTCGCCTTTTGGTACGACTGCCCGTGTGTCGGCTCGCAGTTGATGAACCAATACTGCGTCGGCTTGTTGAAGTAGTCGCCTCGCGCTGCACGATTGCGGTCAACGAATGTGGCTTGATACGGAAAGTTGCCGACGAGAAAGTGTTGTCCTGCGTATGGGTTCTCGACGATGAGCCGGATGCCCCGAATGTCGCAAACCGTGAACATCTTCAATGCCAACTCGTAGAAGTACGCCCTATCTTGTGACCGCTTCAATATCGTGTCGGCTTTCTCCTTCTTGCTCAGATTCTCCAGGTTGCGATGCGCTCCCATGAAGTACAGCTGATTGTTTTCGCAGAAGAAGATGCACGGGAAGAAAGCCATCACCAAGTCGTCGCCCGTCACGTTGTCTATCAGGCTCGGCTTTCCGTCGTATGCGTCCTCAATCGCCTTGAAGAGGTCATCCGTGTGGTCAGTCTCTCCGAAGTTGTTCTGAATGTCGTAGTCCTCGGCAGGGATGCCCAATTTGATAAACTCTCGCTTAAACGTGCCAGATTGCTCAAAGAAGCAATGCACCTTTCCTTTAATCTCCATAACTTAATCAAATAATGTTTTTGTATCTTGTAATCTTTTGTTGGCTAAGTCGCAATACTCTTTGCTTATTTCAAAGCCGATATATTTGCGACCTAATGCCCTTGCCACCATTGCCGTTGTACCGCTGCCCATAAATGGGTCGAGAACTACGTCACCCTCGTTGCTCCATGAGTTCACTTGGTCTCGTGCCAACAACTTAGGGAATACGGCTGGATGTCCCGTCCGCTCACCGCCTATCGTATAGTCGAAGATGTTGTCGTGCCGCTTATAATCCTTGACAGTACGCATTTCATCGTCACGATGTCTGCGACATTGCGCTACATCCATGAGTGTCTTGCGACCGCCCCAGTTCATATCCTCGCCTCCGTGGATAGACTTCACCATGATTGGGTTGAACGTCTTGGGCTTTCCTTTCGACAAGCAGAACATATACTCAAAACATTGTTCGTATCGGTTGTGATTCTGCGGTATCGGGTTCACCTTGCGGTATATCATCGTGTCGTTAAGGTTCAAGCCGCACTCCATAAAAAATAATGCTTGTTTGAATGATGTGCCTGTCTCGCAGCCGTCTATCGTAGCGTCACCAACAACCCAAACAACCACGCCGCCCTGCTTTGTCACTCGGTACAACTCTTTGGCGATGTTCTCGAAGTCGAAGCAATAGCCGTTGTATGTACGCAGGTTGTCATAAGGTGGCGATGTAACAGTCAAGTCCACGCTCTCGGCTTCCATTTGGCGCATTCCTTCAAGACAGTCCATGTTGTATATTTTATCGAGTTCTATCATATCTTATCCCAAGTTTTTGTTTCACTATTCCAAGTTATCGTACCGCGTCCGTTGTTAAGAGTAATTGTTGCACCGTGAGGACGGTTATCGTCATTGTAGCCATCGGCAATGTGCCTTCCATCCCAATAGCCAACATACATAAAGCATTTGTAGTATTCATTCCAAGATAATGCACCATCGCACGTAGGCATATACACATCTTTAACGGTTTCGCTTTTCGCAATCTTTGTCGGGTCATACACAACCTTATTACCATTAAACACAATAGTCATAAACAACTTGTCGCGCAAATAGCGTTCAAAATCCCTTTGATATTGTAGTTCGCGTGTTGATACATACGCCTTAATATGCGGCAATACCATGTCCTTTTCTTTGTCGGAAAGTTTTTTCCAGTATTCCAAAGCCTTTTTCTTAACACCCTTACGCCGATATGCCAACCAACATTCCTCAAATAACCCTTTCTTGTTGTCTTCTGGTTGTCTAAGGTAGTCAACAATCTTAGCCATGACTTCAAATGGAAGAATATTTCCGTCTGCAAGCATAATTCCATCTGCCGTTGCATTTCCGCACATAACATAATTCCTCATTTCGGACGTAATCCATTGAGTCTGTTCTTCTGTTTTTGCTTTTAATTTCATAATATGACCGTTTATAAAAGCCAATGGACGATTCTACTTGTTGCGGTCATTCAACGTTCAAATCGCCCATTTTGGCAAAATAGTTATAACTTATATCCTTGTCGCTTTTGCGCCTAAAATGACCGTCAACGCATACGCGAATACTTTTCTAAAGCGATGCAAAGATAAGCATAAAAGTTGGAATATGCAAACT